CGCGTACAGGAGCGGCGCAGCTCTTCATCCTCCTCTGCGCCGATCGGTCTGATTTCCCATTTCACAAGACCTTTTTCATCCTTGAACCGCTCAGACACCACCAGCTTTTTGTTTTCCCGCTTTTCAGCGTTCTCCGCCATAAAACATGATAAACCACCCATTTTCTTTCATTCCTTTCTTACTGCATCCCTGCCAGCATCTTAAACTCCTCCGGCATCTCCCAGTCTTCAAACGTGAAGTCCATTTCTTCGTCCAGATACTCCCCGTCCGCATCAAACTTCGCCAAAATCCCGCCATCCATACAGCAGTCTTTTAAGATTACCGTCTGTCTGCCGATCGTAGCGGACGGATCTTCGTTCGTGACCTGAATATCAAAATAAATGACTTCGCCCGTCTCCTTGTACCGGTATAACAGTTTCCGGAATACTGACGTATTAAAATGGAATGTCGCCGATCCGGTCCCTTTCCATCCGGTCGGCTTATTCCCCTTTCCGGTCTTCCCGAGAATCGGAATCTCCGTTTTTGTAATCTCCATCTTTGCTTCCAGATTGATCGCCTGCATAAAATTGTAGCGATTTCCCTCAATCGTGGCATAACATTCCGCCAGGGAGGCGGAGATTGAATCCCTGGCATCCATCAGCTTGTTATTTCCCATGTGTCCTCCTTTACTCCACCACAACGGTCATGTAGAGCTGCCTCATGCAGTTGACGGGCGTTACCAGAAGCTGTACGGTAACGGCGCGTTTATTTTCGCCGCGCGTCACCACAATGTTTTCCGTGCTTACCGCTTCGATCGCCCGCAGCCCCGCCAGCTGTTTTACATAGCTGACCACCTCATTCCACAGGCTCACCCTGCCGGAATCATCATTCGGAACCTTCCCGAAAAAGCGTGTATTGAAGATAACCGCAACATCATTACCAATCTGGTCCAATACCCTCACGGTCTGATTGCTTGAAAACTCTTCCTGCTTTTCTTCCGTAAATGTGGTCAGCGTATTGATATCCAAAAGCACCCGTATCTCTCCCGCAACTTTATGGAAGATAAACTTTCCGGCAGAAATAGAATCAGAGAGCTGCTGCTGTGTGTATGCCACGTCAATCGTCAGTTCTCCATCATACGCCGCGTTATCGTTGGTCTTGCTGATCTCACAGGCAGCTTCCGCCCCCGCCGTCCAGTAGACCAGCCCCGCTTCCTCTTCCTCCGTCTTGTTTTCCACGGAAATGATTCCCTCATGGTCTGCGCCGTTCATCCGGTAAACAACCGTCTGAAACTTCACACCTGCGGTTTCACGCATCCGGCGCGTAAATTCCACATACAGTTTCTTCGTTGTTTCATCCGTCACAGGGCAGCACAGAATGTTAAACGAGCAGGATTCCATTGCATCCAGAAATCCGGAATGATCCGCTCCCTTTACCTCTTCGCCGTTGTTCCCGCCGCTCAGAGGCTTCCCTGCTGTCAGCTCCAGAACGACCTCTTTCTTCCAAATCAGGTAATCGTTATCTTTCAGCGCCCCGATTCCTGCCACCGTCTGTTTATCGACCTCGCGACCGTCCAGCAGCGTGGACACATCAAAACTGCTCTTTACGTCCACATTTGCCGTCACCACGACCGTCAGGTCATTTCCACGGCTACCGCTGTATCTGGCTTCTGCCAGATCGTTCTGCGCCTTCACACCGCCATTTAAACGATAGAGCAGGCATCTTGTCGCCTTGCGGAATATCTCCCTCAGATTCCGCATTTCCGCCGCATCTCTGGTATATCCCAACACCTTGCGCATATCCCTTGAAAAATCTTCTGCCGTCAGTTCTATCACCTGTTTTTCAGGCCCCCAGCCAAGTTCGACCGGCACAGCCACGATTCCCCGTTCTGACAGCGCCGAGGAACTGTTTGCCGCGCTCACAAAATTGATATACGCACCGGGCAGGGTTTTATTCTGTGCAGTAAAACTTCCGCCGCCTAACATCTACTTCACCGTTCCTTTCTGATATTTCTTTAATATTTCATCTGTTTCCCGCAGACTGTACATCCTGTTTTCTTCCAGCAGCGCCCGCAAAAGGTCCTGCTGCCCGCGATACCGCCTTGAAGACAAGAGCTGCCTTTTGGTATACCTCTCACTTTTCATCCGTAACCGTCCCTTTCACATCCAGCGTCCCCATTGTCTCCGCCTTGTCCTCTGCGCGTATGAGCATCCGGCTGAAGCTAACCTGAAATGTAAGAATTCCGTTCGAGATATTCCCCTCCGGTTCCAGTCCGTGTACCAGCCTGCCGTCCGGAAGAAAAATCCATTCCATCCCCTCCAAAATCATCTCGCACACTTCATTCAGCAGTCTGGTACAATCCGTATGTTCTTCCGGAATGAACTGCACCCGCATATCCCATGTGCGCTGCCTGCGAGTCCTAAGTAATGGCGTATCGGATGTTTTTAAAAACCCAATAAAAAAGCAAGGCATTTCAATCCCCTGCTCCACGTTCTTTGTATAGATCGGATATTTTCCCGAAAACAGTTCATCCAGTTTCCTGGTAACTGCATCCATCAAGTCATTTTGCATCCACTGTCTCCTTTATCAAGGCCTCCAGCTTCTTTTCAATCAACTTCGGCGCCATACGCTCCACATCCTTTACAGAAAGTGTGAGCATGAATTTTCCCTCGACCCATCCGCTTTTAAGTTTTTTTCCGATGGCCGGGACGTATCTGCCGGGCGTCTGTCGATGCCCGTATTCAACATAACTGGCATAGATTACGTTATTGATAATCTCAATCTCCCAGCCGTCCGAACCTTTTTTCGGGCGGCTTGCTGTCCATCCGCGCCGGAGAGTCCCCCCGGTGTATCCCTCCCACTGCTGCGCGATTTTTTCATCCTCCACAGCGTCTTCCGGGATTGTTCCTACCGGAGTCCTCTTCCCGACCAGATACAATAGCCTCGCCGCCAGCTCCTGCGCGCATTTTCTGCAAAAAGCATCCTGTTCTTTTTCCAGTTTCTCCATGCGTTTCTGTAAGTTTTCCAATTCCCGGAAATCACATTTTCCCCACTTCGGCATTACGCATATCCTTTCCACAGCTCCAAAACGATTTCCTGATGCGACGAATAAACCGCCGCTTTCCCACTCTGGCCGTAGCTTTCTGTCCGTCCCTGCCGGGATACTTCTATCCGGCATCCTGGCGGGATTTCCTGCTCCGGATTCAGGAAAAGTTTTATCGTCTGTGACACATCCGTGACCGTCTCTCCGGTATCCGCTGATGGGAATCCCGAAAAAGACAGATGGCACGGAATCCCGCTGGACATCTGTCTTTCCTGCTGCTTTGTTACCTTTGTGTCAGGGTCTTTTTCGTGTACTATCTGATAAATGCTGCATATCCCGTCATAGGTCTGCTCTATCATGGTTCTGTGCATTTTCTGCGCCTGTCTGATCGCATCCGCAATCATGCTACCACCTCAGCTTCCTGTATCGGTTTAACTGCGCCCGGTAATTTTTCAGGATGCTATCCTTTAAAATTTCCGAGGCATCGCCGAAGCTGGTTGACGTATCCCCTTCCGAAATGGATTTGACCATTACCGGCGCTGCCGCCTCCCCGGGATGTTCATACCGGTACAGATCAACCGCCATACGGTATGCTGTATGGATCAGGCCCTCCTGCAGCTCATCCAAATTGCAGTAATTCAGGATCGTTTCCTGTACCGCATCCAGAACAAATGCCAGTACAGCGTCTTTTCCCGTTTCTTCCGGCTGTATCCCCAAAAGCGCTTTCAATCTTTCCAGCTCCATATGCCGCCTCAGCCCAGCTTGTGCTTAAAGGCAACAATGCGGATCTGCTTATGCTCATATACAGGCTTCCAGTTTTTCGGGTTTGCGACCTCCAGACGGGAAGGGCCTTCTGTTTTTGCCACCTCTGCATTCTGCCATGCGATCCCGCGCGGATGCAGGATCATCGTTTTGCGGTTGATCAGGTAGTCGATACCGGATCCCTTTCTCTTTGCACGGTCTGTTTCTGTCGCCACAAATCCTACCGGATTCCCGTTTCCGAGCGCGATCGCACCATTTCCAAACAGATACGTCGTATACACGCCGCCGGACGCCGGACAGCCATCATCAATGATCACCCGTTTCCCCTGATAGGTGCCGAACGCCACATCGTTGGACGGCTGCACGGTCTCGATCAGGTTCTGCTTTTTCAGATATGCCTCCGTCGCACTGTGCATACAGATACCGGTAAGCTGTGCCTTCGCATCCCCAAGCATCTGTTCTGCGTCGATAAACGCAGAGCCGCTCCAGTTTGCCGCCGCGCCGCTCTTCCCGGAAATATCCAGCAGATTCGACGCCAGTCTGGTTTCTGCCGGAGGCTTATTCTCATTCCCTGCGGAGATTGTTCCAAAAACGCCTTCCAGCAGCGCGATAAGCTCCTTCTGCATGTCGCGCGCCCAGAATCCTGCCACAAGGGAACCGATCGCCGCCATCGGGTCAGAGCCCGCCAGCGCTGCGGACAGATCCGTCGCACTCCACATCTTCGCCCTGCGGATGATCGCTGCCACGTCCTTATTGGATGTGATCTTGTTGTCTTCCAGATCCGCACCTTCGATCACCTGCTCGGATTCCCCTGTCAGATCCTCGAAGAACGGCATGTTTACGGTCGGCGCCGCCTGCGACGCCAGCGCGTCAAATTCTGTGTTGTTGGCAATGATGCCGCACTGTACCAGTGCGGAAATCTCCATTGTCCGGTTAATCACATACGGGTTAAAAAGCTCGGGGACGATAACGTCCTGTAAAGTTGTTCCTGCCATGTTTTTTTACCTCTTCCTTTCTCAGATTGTTGCCCCTGCAGCAGAAGCGAGCTGCTTTGCCATCGCAGGGTTTTCTTTGTAAATGCGTCCCTGCTCCGTGAGGTTATACGTTTCCGCCTTCCACGGATTTGCCGCCGGAGGGTTCCCGCCTCCGTTCGGCTTGTAAAACGCGCCGGGATCCGCCTTAAACAAATGGGGCGAAGCCTCCTTCATCGGCTTCAAAATATCGTCCAGCCCGACCGGGACGCCCTCCTTGTCGAACGTGAACTTATCCACCCCGCCCCGCTTATAGATCAGATAATCAGCATCCAGCACGCCTGCTGCCGCCAGCTTCTCTTTCAGGGCATATTCCTTTTTGGAATTTGCCGCTGCCGTTTCCAGTGCAGTTACCTTATCCTTGTAGGTATTGACCTGCTTCTGCAGTTCGGCGTTATCCTGATTATCCTTTTTAAGCGTCTCGATCGTAGTATTTGCTTCTTTCAACTTACCGCTTACCTCATCCAGCCGCTCCTTCGGGACAAACCCCTTCATCGCCTCATTCCACAGATCAACCGCGATCTGCGCGTGCTCTTCTGTCAGTCCCTTTGATACAAGATCCTCTTTCTTCATGTCATGCTCCTTTCGATTCATCTTCACTTGTTTTCCCGGTCGTGTCCGGTGATGTCTCCCTCTTTTCCGCCTGGGATACCAAAAAAGGCGAAAAGAAAAACACCCGGAAACTGATCAGTCCCTTGTCTACTTGACAAAGGACTGATCAAACTTCTGAGTGCCTTTTTACGCTTTAAATTATGTTCTTCCCCATTTTTTCCAGCATTCCGCCCGGCTTTGGGACAAATTCATTTTCCCAGTCTTCCGGATTCTCCGGTTCAAAATAAATACCCTCCGCACATTCCTTTCCATCGTCTTTAAGCCGGATATTCTCATCCGGTATTCCCTCTGGAAATGCAGTACATTTATAGGACTCTGCATCACTTTTTAAATGCTTACAAAAATCGCAAATAGGTAATCTCATGCTCATCTCTTCCACCTCCCCACATACGATTCCACCAATATCTTTGCTATGGCCGGAACATTCTCGCCATTGCGCATGCGCACAAATGCCTCTGCCAGCGCTTCGTTTCCAGATTTGCTTTTATCTGTATACTTTGATATACCTTTCAGATTTTCATACAAAGATTCAATCTGAGAAAATTTTGCGCGATACTCAAATTCATTTTTGCAGTCCTGATACATCATAACATGAAACATTTCATGGGCAAGATAGTCTTCAAGCGTTTTTCCTGCGAAAAATCCATTTTCATACCGTTTCGGTATCTGATTCAAGATTTTTTCAAAATCAGCATTCCTGTTTACTACCATAGACATTTTCCCGTCATGCCATCCTACTATAAAAATATCGCCTTTTCCCGCTTCCTCCAACTCTATGGATTCTATATGTATCTCATATTCCTTTTCAATCTCCTTTATCGCGTCGTCCATTTTCTTTTTTACATTGTCATCTATCCCCTTAATACTTGTTATATCATCTGGGAACTTTATCTTCATTATAGCTGATTCTTTGCTTTTTTCAAACAAACTTGCCATTTCCTGTCCATTGTCCGCTCCCATTTTCACAGCCTTATGTTTCTCATTATCTGCAGTTTCTTTCTGAACCCCATCAATGAATTTTTCTTTCCACTCCGGATAACTCAGTTTCCCGTCCACATACACCGTTTCATCCGTTCCCGGATTTCTGGCTGCACGCTCCACACTGATCCCAAATTCCTCCCAATCATCAAAATGCGGCAGAACGCAGCACCGGCAGCGCGGATGAACCGGCGGTGCTGTCACACCCACTTCAAACTGTGCCATCGGAAATACCTTCGTATCCATCCCCTGACAGGTTTTACAGGTTGAGCCGTCCAGCGTCGCATCAAACTCATACTGCCCCATACCAAGCTCCTTAAAGCACTCCCTCTGCGACGCCGAAGCGATTGCCGCCGATTCCGTCATGATCAGGGTTCCTGCCTGCGCTTTGCTGACATTCATCTTTTTCGCCAGACGCTCCGCTGCAAGACGTGG